TGGAGCTAGTTAGTTTAGACTCCATTTTAATAATGGTTTCTTGGTTAGCTGTAATAGTATCTGTTAAAGATAATACATATCTTACCGATGTAAATGTTCCTGCTATAATTGCTGCAACAACAGGAACAATTACAATATTCTTTTTAAACCACTCTAATTTACTTTTAGGTTTTTGTTTTGTCATAAACTACCTGTTGAATCTTGACAAGATCCACTCCCAGCCAGCTTTAATTTTGTCCCAAACTTTGCAACAAATATTTTTACATTTATTAATCATTTTTTTTCTCCTCAATTTCGTAAAAGAAGTTGTCCGTATCTTCGGTCTTCCATTTACGTGTATCTTCTACATTCCACTCTGATGTCTGCACCTTCCAATCTGGAATCTCATCTTTAACTGTAAAAGATGGTATGTCCCATATTAGTCTGTTGTTTGGCTGTGCCGCATAATTACCATCATCTAAGGCAAGTATGTGTGCGCACTTATGTTCGTGCGGAATTTCAGAATGATCTGTATCTACTATATTACTCTCTGGGTGTGCAAAATCAACCGTAAAAAGATAAGCACCACTGTGCCATTTTTTATCTTTACCTATGTATTTGCCAGATTGTCCGTCTAAGATATCCCAACTAGTAACAGCAGGATAATAACTGAAACAATTCCAAAGCTCCAACTCATCAAGTCTACGTTTAGGAACGTTCTTTGGATCAAAGCCTCTTTGAATAAATGCAGATATCGGTAGACGATAGAAGACAGCTCCATTTTCCATAATACAATGAAAAAGTATGGGACGGCCAGTAATAGCCGTAATACCAAACACAATGCAGTCTTCAACTTCACCATGATGTTTTTTAAGGTCATATAAATATTCTCTCCTAATTTGAGCATATGTTACAGGAATGTTTGCATTTAAGTAAGCCATAATTAATCATTTATACTTCCCCAATTTTTACCGTGTTCGTAGTCTACTTTGTTTGGGACTTCCAAAGTTACGGCGTGTTCCATAATCTCAATAATCTTTTTAGCCTGAGCATCTGTCTCGATAGATAGATCAAGCTCGTCGTGTATTTGTATATGCGGTATTATCCCTTCTTTGTAAAGATCTAACATTGACTTTTTTGTCATGTCAGCTGCTGACCCTTGTATTAATTTGTTTAATGCTTTGTAGGTGTAGGCTCTCTTGATCCCCGGTCCATGTTCCCTTAACGCATCTTCGTGTGTCATGGCTTTATGCATACCAAATTGATTCGGTTCCCATAAATGAAACCTGCATAGTCTGCCTAGTAAAGTTCTTATCTGTCCTCTGTCCTGTGCTCGGTTAGATGCTTTCTCCATAAGCTGTTTAACAAAAGGTACTTTAGCATGATACGTATTAAATAGTTCGGCAGCTTTGTCTTTAGTTACACCCAACTCTGCCTGTAATTTGTTTTTACCCATGCCATAAAAAAGACCCAAATTGATCGTCTTGGCCTGTGATCTAGGTATGTCAGCCATATCAGCTACAGTCTGGTGGAAGTCTGAGTTAGGATCATTCTCGTATGCATCAACAACATCATAGACTGAGGGCAACTTATACAAAGCTGCGTAGTGTACAACGAGTCTTGGTTCTTGTTGTGAATAGTCAAAACATCCCCACTTACAACCGTCCTCTGGAATAAATAAACTTCTTATCTTAGGTCCTAGATCCTTGTTCCTTGCAGGTATTTGCTGCAGGTTAGGATTCTGATAACTAAATCTACCTGTCACTGTGCCACCTGTCTGTGATCTTAGCTGATTAATCTCTGCATGTATTCTGCCTTTATGCTGATAACGTAATATAGAATCTATAAATGTTGTGTGTGCTTTGTTTATCTCCCTAGCTTTAGCAATCATGTTCACGACAGGATGTTTATGTTCCTGTAAAAAGTTTTTGGTAAAGCTTGGAGCTTGTGTTTTATCTGTTCTTGGATACTCTAATCGTAATACATCAAACACTTCTGATATAGATCTAGCTGCCCAGATCTGTGTGTCGATGTTTGTTTCTCTTTTAATTTCGTAAAGTAATTTATGTTCTTGTTCTATAAGTTCTTTTTTAATTTTGTGTGCGCCTTCTACATCTACCCTGACGCCTTTAAATCTCATGTCAACTAGACACGGAAATAGTTCTGTTTCTAAATCAAATATATCTTCTAAATCCTGGTGTATAATTTCTTTTTTCATCTCTTGCCATAAACCAAACGTAGCTTCGGCATCTCGTTCTGCATAAGAACCTACGTGTAATGACGGAAGTTTGTACATCTCTGACTTAGGATCAATACCCCACTCTGCTGCAGCTTCTGCTAACGCAGCTTCGTTCTTACCAAAACCTAAATACTTCCATGACAAACTATTAAGATCGTATCTAAATCTATTCTCATCTGTAATTGCTGCGGCTATCATTGTATCTACAATGTCACCATTAATTTTAAAACCCATAGCACGTAGCCAGCAAACATCGTACATGGCGTTGTGAAATATTTTTGTACTGTCAGCTTCGAGTACATCTTTTAACCAAGACAAAACTCTTTTCTTATCCATGTTGCCACCACCCTGGTGTGCAATAGGAAAGTATCCTTTGTAATGTGATGTAGCAACAGCTATACCTATAACTTCTCCGTTACCAATCACAGCTCCTGATCCTTTCTTTATAAGATCTGGATCTCTTGTCTCTAAGTCTATTGCAATCTCATCAACCTGTCTAAGATCTGGAAATTCTGTAGGAATATTCCACTCAGTCTGTGCTTCAAACTTTGGTATTTTCATAATCTCTTTCCAGTATCATTTCTAGATAGTGTATTGCTTTTTCTATGTCGGCTGCTTTTCCTTTCACTGCATGTCTGCATATGTACTTTATAGCGTTCCCCTCCGCAAATTGCAACTTATTCTTGTTTATAAACTCTGCTGGCTGTATGGCCATGTACATGTAATGTGTTCCCGAAACTTGTTTTAAGTATGGGTTTTCTTTTTTCTTAGATGTCATATCCGTTTCTCTCCTGTTTTGCTTCCATAATGTATAGGTTTTGTTTTGTACGTGTTACACCCACATACCAAACTCTGTGTTCTTCTTCTCTCTTGTCTTGGTCCTTCTCTACCGCATCTCTTATTTTTTTTGTGTTATCTAAAATAAGTAAAACATTCTCTGCTTCTCCACCCTTTGCTGCGTGTATGGTAGATAGTTTTACTCTTGATGCTTTAGATAATTCTTCTCCGTTCTGTCTCATTAATCTTATGTATAAAGTGTCCTCTGGGTGTGTCTCAAACACTTCATACCATCTTTGTGTAATGCTGTAGCCAAATTCGTTTAAATCATAAAGTCTTTCATCTGTGTGGTCAAAAGGTTTATTTAAAAATTCAAATAGATCTCTGCATTCTGTAATTGATAACAGCGTACCTTCACGCCATCGTTCGTAATTTAAAATGTTTCTAAACAATCTTTCATTATAACTTTTTCTATTTTTGTATTCGTAATAGATACCTCTGTCATGTAGCTGTTGTTGTAGTGATCTAAGTTTAGAATGTGTTCTGCCTAGAATTAACCATGTTCCCTGTTCAAGGGGCACATCTTCTATTGACGTAACTCTTTGTACAGATCCTTCTTCATCACGTGGTTGCCATATTTTGACCAACTTTCTGTCCTCTGGTATACGTTCTAGTATACAATTAGCTAGTGTTTGCACGGCTTTTGGCACTCTGTAAGATTGTGGCAAAACTATGTCTTTTGCTTTTTCTTTCTGAAATCTGTGAACATCTGCTCCGGCCCAACCGTAAATGGCTTGGTCATCATCGCCTGCTAAAATAATGTGTTTAGATTGTGACTTTAATATGTCAAACATTTTCCATTGTATTGGCGATAGATCTTGTGCTTCGTCAATAATAACTACGTCAAACTTTGGACACAAATTAGACTCATTAAATCTTTCGATCATGTCGGTAAAGTCTACTAACTTGTAAGACTTTTTATAATTGTCAACCTCATCTTTTAAAATTTTTAATAATCTTTTATCGATGCTTTCAGAATATAAATCTGTATTGTATTCATCAATAACATCTATTTCCTTGATCCTTGCTGCGTTGATAATGTTAAAGTATTCGCTATCAGAATCTACAAAGCCTGTCTTCTCTTCTCCGTTTGTGTAAACGGTAACTTCTATACCCACTTCACTACCAATATCTTCGTAATGTTCTTCTTGCATGACATTACTTTTCTTTAGTCCTAACTCTGCAAAACATAATGCATGTAATGTTTTAAAGTATGGAATATCTTTTGCTTCTAATGCTGTGTGATAATCTAACATTCTATTCTTAGCTTCGTCCGCAGCTTTTGTTGTGAATGCAAAATAACCTATCTTGTGTAAGGGTGTGCCTAGTTTGTAAAATGTTTTCACATAGTTTAACAGTTTAGTTGTCTTCCCTGTTCCGGGAGGCCCGAGTATTTTTCTAATCACATTATCTCCGTTTCATGTTTTAATTTTGTATGGTGTATAGGTACTTCTTCAAACTGTTCTATGTTTATCATTACTACATTCTTTGTAGGTGTATTGTATTTACCTTTTTCTTTTGCAGGAAATCTTTTTTGATCTAGAAAGTCGATGTCACATTCTTTGTATGTCTTTCTCATCATAACACCTGTCTTATCTTCACCGTGTTTCCAATTCTTTGCTTTTAGTCTGTCGTAGAATTTATCAAATTTAAAATAAGCATAGCCTTCTTCTATTAGAACTGTACCTGATTTAAAGCTAGCATCATTCATAGCTTTAGGTCCGTTAATTTTTGCATGTAATAAGTCGTGTAGTTTTTCTTTAGGTGATGTACCGATAGGAGGATTAATTGTTTTCTGTGTTTTAAATAAGACTTCTAATA